TGCAGCAGTTACAGCGACAACAGTTGTAACAGTAACTCCAGAAACACCTGTCTACCGCACAATCGTATGTGGTAAGCAAGCACTTGCTGAGGCAGTTGCACAGGAGCCAAATGTTGTCATCGGTCCAGTTACTGACAAGTTGCTTCGTTTCCGACCAATCGGTTGGTACGGCGTACTTGGCTTTAGCCTTTACCGTGAGGCAGCACTTTTCCGCATTGAGACTGGTTCTTCAATCGCTGGTTAAAGTAATTGTAGTTGAGGGGGCGGGTTCGCTCGCCCTCTCTCTACACCAATAAGGAGGAACAGTGGCAGAGTATTTATTTGTAACACCTAGTGTTGAAGAAACACCTATGGGCTGGCACCGACTCCTTGAGCGTTATTCCATTGCTCGTGGCGTAACAGTAATGATGATAGATGGCATGTATTCTTCCTATCGCTACCCCGCACAAACTGAAATTGCCACAGCAACAGAAGTCTACTTAGGTGGGCATGAATATATTATTGACGAGGCAACTAAGAATCGTTTAACAAACGCAAGCATTGGGGGCAATTATGGGGAATACATTACAGAAATATAATTGTTCAGTTAAAGGACATATTGGTAAAGTAGTAAAAGACGGATACAATTTAGTAGACGGACAAATGATTTTTAAGGTTGAGTTGTTTGGCTGCACTGAGTGCAATGCCACCTCACCAGAACCATGGTCAGACTGGGGATTAACAGAAGAAAACCCAGACCATATTGATTCAGAATTTTGCTCATGCTTTGGATGTAAGGCTCGTACTCTCCAACTATCTACAGGAGATGCTGCAAGTAATAAGGGTATGTCTCAAAAGAAATGGGATAAAGAGTTAAACCTTTACAGGGATGCTCGTAAGCAAGGAATCCAACCAGCAGGAACTTCTACTAGGCAAGTACAAAAAGCAATAGATGATTCAAATAAAGTAGGCAAAGCCTACGATGCAAACACCAATAGTTTTAAGGGGTAAACATGACTGCCATCGTAGGTATTCAGGGAAAAGGCTGGGCAGTAATAGCAGCAGATTCTATGACTACCTATGATGACAAACCGTACTATGCAAAAGGTATGGATAAAGTTGTTAAAAAAGGTGACTATGTATTTGCCTTCTCAGGCGATGCCATTGCAGGCAACATAGCAAACTTTCTTTGGACACCACCTAAAATTATTAAATCAATATCAATAGATGTATTTATGCAGACCAAAGCCTTACCCTCTCTGCGTGAAACCATGAAAGATAATGGATACGAACCAGATACAGTCAAGAATCCAGATTCTGGTTTTGATGCTCTTATCTGTTTAAACGGAATCATTTATGAAGTAGACCAAGATTATCTTTGGTCACGAGATGACCGTGGCTTATACGCAGTTGGTAGCGGAGGAAGCCTAGCCCTTGGTGCACTAGCCACTGGCTTTAGTAAGAACTCTATTAAGGCAGCAGAGTTTGCTGCTCGTAGAGCAATCAAGATTTCTGCCGACTACAACATAAGTGTTGGTGGAGATGTCAAAGTAATCACACAAAGGGGAAACACAATGCCAGCAATGAAGAAGAAAGCAGTATCACCAGCAATGAAGAAGAAGGCTTATGCATTGGCTGAAAAGGCTGAATCAAAATCTGCAAAAGCAAAAGAAATGAAAAAGGGCATGGAAATGCTAAAGAAGAAGGTTAAGTAATTATGTGTGCAGTATGTGGATGCGGAACTAACACCGTTAATGCAGATGGCAAGTTTGGAACTATTGAACCGTACGGCATCCCTGCCCCTGCGGTTAATAATCCAACTACTCTCGGTGAGAAGTAAAATCAAATGACAGACCCTAGGCTAAAGCGAGCAGGAGTATCTGGTTTTAATAAACCAAAGCGTACGCCTTCACATCCAACAAAGTCACATGTAGTTGTGGCTAAGTCGGGTGACCAGGTTAAGACTATTCGCTTTGGTCAACAGGGTGTCAGTGGAGACAAAACACCTACAGCAAGACAAAAATCGTTCAAGGCTCGTCATGCAAGCAACATTGCCAAAGGCAAAATGAGTGCTGCATATTGGGCAGATAAGGTGAAATGGTAATGGCTAAAAAAGAAGTATGGGATAAACCAAACCCTAAGAAAAAATCAACACCGCTATCTCCTGCTGCTAAAGCATCAGCCAAGGCTGCTGCTAAAAAGGCTGGCAGAAAGTATCCCAATCTTGTGGACAACATGAGAGCAGCACAAAAGAAAGGCAAGTAATTATGGCTACAGGTTATGACGGTTCAACACTCGTTGCTGAATTAAATAGACTTGCCAATGAAGGCACATACCCAGACCGTACTCTTTTCCTAGATGCACCAGGTGCAGCCAATAAATGGGCTGGCACTACTGGTAAAGATTTACTAGGAGCATTGAATTACAAGGCTAGTTCATCTCGCCAACCAGATAACTTTAAAGGTTTAAACGCAGTATGTAATGAACTTGCTAGTACAACAGACAAGTCAGCAGTATCAGCCCTAAGGAGCATAGACCTGTGAGCACTCTTGAACAACTTACTGACCGTGTAGATACACTTTTACATGGCTACAGTTTAAACATGGAATCAACCACATGGTTGACTGGCGCTATCACAACCACAACCCAAACAACTATTTCTGTTTATGATTCTAATGTTGTAAGCCGTGGCTTTATTCAAATTGATGATGAAGTTATGTATGTTACTTCTACAAATAACATTGACAATACCCTCACCCTTGCACCATGGGGTCGTGGTCAGCGTGGCACTGGAGCAGCAACGCATGACAACTCATCTAAGGTAATGGTATCCCCACTGTTTCCTCGTTTTGAAATCAAGCGTGCTATTAACGACACACTCAATGCAATGTATCCAGATATATTTGCTATTGGTCAATATCAATTCCCATTTATTGCTGCTCGTACAACTTATGATGTTCCAGATGTAATACAGAATATCTTGTCTGTAACCCACCATGTCATTGGTCCTTCTCAAGAGTGGTTACCAGTGCGTGCATGGCAATTAGATAGAACAGCAAATCCAGCACAATACGGTACAAACGGTGCTTTTGGACATACTCTTGGTATCTACTCAGCAGTAGTACCTGGGCGTATTGTCAATGTGGCTTACTCAAAGCGCCCAACACTTTTTGATATTACACAATTACCATCAGTTACACAAGAATACTCAACAGTAACTGGCATGCCTGACTACTCAGAAGATGTAGTTATCTATGGCGCAGCCTTTCGTATGATTTCTTTCTTAGACCCATCACGCCTTGGTGCACTATCTGCAGAAGCAGATGTACTTGATAACCAGCGTGGAGCACGAAGTGGTGAGAACGCAGCACGCTTCTTGTTTAACATTTACAACACTCGTCTTAAGGAAGTGGCGGAGAACCAACGCCGTCAATTCCCAATTCGTTCACACTATCAGAGATAAGGTAACCCCACCATGGCAGCAGGCGACCCAGGCGTACTCAAGCGGAACTTTTCCGCCACAGCGATTGAAACAACGCTCGTTAACTCTATTTCATCAGCAGCAACTGGCGACACAACTACAAGCGTTTCTGTTGTATCTGTTAGCGGTTATCCTGCTGCACCATTTACACTTATCCTTGCACCAGATACCAACAAAGAAGAAGTTGTTACCTGTATATCTGTAGTTGGAACAACACTCCAAATTGTCCGTGGTCAAGACTCAACCCTTGCAGTTTCTCATACTGCTGGAACATCTGTTCGCCACGGTGTATCTGGTCGTGATTTTAGAGAAGAACAAACTCACATTGCAGCCCGTGGCTACGATGCAGATACTGCTATTCTTTCTAACGCTGGACAAACACATGTGCATGGACTTCAAACAGGCGATGGTTCAGTAGTTGGTTCTACACAATCAGTAACTCTTACTCGTAAAACTCTTACAACACCAACTATTAACGGTGCAACTATCAGTGGTGCTTTTACATCTACTGCCACAATAACTGGTGGAACTGTAACCGCTGCAACAATTACAAGTTCAACCGTAACAAGTTCTACTATTACATCTGGAACGCTTGGTTCAAACCTTGCTGCTGGTGGATTTAAAATTACTGGACTTGGCACACCTACAACTACTGGTGATGCTACAACCTATGAATATGTAAACTCAATTCTTGGCTCAGCCACCGCTGCTTCTACCTCTGCTGCTTCTGCAGCAACTAGCGCTACATCTGCAGCAACATCTGCAACTAGCGCATCCAACAGTGCAACAGCATCTGCATCAAGTGCAAGTGCTGCAGCAACTAGCGCATCTTCTGCTTTAACATCACAGACTGCTGCAGCCACCAGCGCCACAAGCGCTGCTACTTCAGCCACCGCTGCTGCTACTAGCGCAACAAGCGCTGCAGCCAGTGCTACTGCTGCTGCTACTTCGGCTACATCTGCTGCTGCTAGCGCTACTACTGCTGCTGCATCTGTTGCAGCAATTTCAGCCTTTGCAACTACAGCATCTAACTCAGCATCTGCTGCTGCCACATCTGCATCAAGTGCTGCAACCAGTGCTGCTTCTGCTGCTGCTTCAACTTCTGCTGCTGCAGCATCCGCAAGTGCTGCTGCTACATCTGCTACTTCTGCAAGCGCAAGTGCAACTGCTGCTGCTACAAGTGCTACCAGTGCTGCAACATCAGCATCATCAGCATTAACTTCTCAAACCGCTGCAGCAACTTCTGCTACCAGCGCTGCTACTTCTGCATCATCTGCTCTAACAAGCCAGACAGCAGCAGCCACATCTGCAGCCAGCGCTGCAACAAGTGCATCATCAGCAGCAGAAACTTATGACAACTTTGATGACCGCTACCTAGGCGCTAAAACAACTGCCCCAACAGTAGATAACGATGGCAACCCACTTATTGTTGGTGCTCTGTACTTTAACTCAGTAACTGGAATCATGGGCGTTTGGTCAGGTAGTGCATGGGTTGCAATCAATACAACCAGTTCTTACTCGGCACCAACCCTTGGCTCAACTCTTATTCCATCAGGAACAACGGTAACAACTCTCAATGGCGTTGTTGACATTGTTCTTACTGGACCAGGAAGTATCACAGACGAACTAACCCTGCTTCTTATGGAAGCAATCTAGGAAAGGTAGTAACTAATGGCTACATTAACCAAGGCTATTGCTCGGACAGCAGCAGCCACATCAAGTACAACCCTATACACGGTGCCGACTACAACAACTATAACTGTTGTATCAAACATTGTGTTGGCTAACGCAGCAACTTCTGCCTCAACAGCAACCATTGCTTTTGATGGCGTAACGATTGTTCCTGCTGTATCTATCCCTGCTAACTCTGTAGTTGGCTTTGATATGAAGCAGGTTATTCCTGCCAACGCAACACCTAAGGTAATTACTGGCTTTGCATCTACAACTGCTGTGTCAATCCACATCAGTGGAGTGGAGATTTCATAATGGCATTTAATCAATTTCCACAAAAGTTAGGTGTTCCATCTGGAACAACTGCTCAGCGCCCAACTAACCCAGTTACTGGCGACACATACTATGACGGAACTTTAGGGTTCCTTTTTATTTTTGATGGAACACAATTTATACCTTGTTCAGCCCCTGCTGCCCAACCATCTATTGTAGTAACAGATGTTGGAACCAGTGTTGCTTATGGAACCGTTCAAGCATCTGTTGCATTTACCGAAGGAGTTACTGGTGGTAAGGCTGCTGGATTTACTGCTACTCAAGGAACTACAAGCATAACCGCAACAAGCAGTCCTATTGTTTTAACTGTTACTGGTAACCCAGGTAGTTATTCTTTTACTGGAACTGCATATAATGGTTTTGGCACAAGCCCTAGTTCTTTATCTGTTTCACAAACTTTAACATCTTTACCAGAAACACCAACTATTGGGACTGCAACAACATCTAGCGTTACAACTAATGTAACAGTTACTTGGACACTTGGTGCTACTGGTGGTAAAAATCTTACTTCTATTACAATTACTCCATATCTAAATGGAACAACTGCCCAAACTGCACAAACAGCAGCAACTACCAGTTCTACTACACATACATTTACTGGTTTAACTAGTGGCTCTGCTTATACATTTAAAGTTAAAAAAACAAATGCAAATGGAATAAGTTTAGAAAGTGCTGCAACTAATTCAGTTACTATACCCACTGTACTTATTGTTGATTATTTAGTTGTTGCTGGTGGCGGAGGTGGTGGATATTATCGTGCTGGCGGTGGTGGTGCAGGTGGACTTCGTTCTACTGTTACTGCAACTGGTGGTGGTGGGACTTTAGAAACCGCACTTGGTCTTAGTAAATCAACAAACTATACCGTTACCGTTGGCGGAGGCGGTGCTGGTCAATCTACTGCTAGCAGTGGACCTGGAGCACGAGGTAGCAACTCTGTATTTTCTACAATTACTTCAACTGGTGGTGGTGGTGGCGGAAGCGATACTGGCCCAGACCTACCTACAACTGGAGGTAGTGGTGGTGGAGGTAACGGTGCCAATTCAAATCCTGCAGGTGCTGCTGGTACTGCCAATCAAGGTTATGCTGGTGGAACTGGAAACAACAATGACCCTAACTACGGCGGTGGCGGTGGCGGAGGTGCTAATGCAGTCGGTGGTAATGGTAGCAACACAACAGGTGGTGCTGGTGGTGCTGGCGTAAGCGTTTCTATGGTAACTGCAACACCTGTAACTCGTGCAGGTGGTGGCGGTGGTGGAGTATACGCTGGTGGAACAAACGGCGCTGGCGGTGCTGGTGGCGGAGGCAACGGCGGTTTAAATACAATTACAGGAGCAGTTGCAGGAACTGCAAATACTGGCGGTGGCGGAGGTGGTGGAGGTGGTGGCGCAACCACTACTTTATCACCAGGCGCTGCTGGTGGAAGTGGTGTAGTTATTCTTAGATACCTAACTGCTGATGGAACAATTACAATAGGTGCAGGATTAACAGGAAGCACTGAAACAGATGGTTCATACAAAGTTACCACAATTACTGCTGGTACTGGAAATGTGAGTTGGGCATAATGGCACACTACGCTTTTTTAGATAATAATAATATCGTTACCGAAGTTATAGTAGGTATTGATGAAACAGAAACCATTGAAGGGTTAGATACTGAAACCTGGTATGAAAAATTTAAAGGTCAAGTATGCAAGCGTACTTCTTACAACGGAAACATCCGTGTGAATTATGCAAGTATTGGGTATAAGTATGACCCAGACTTTGATGTATTTATTGCACCTCAACCATATCCTTCTTGGAAATTAAACTACACAACCTACTTATGGGAAGCACCTGTTGCTAAACCAGATGAGGTTGAAGGTTTTAGATGGAAGTGGTCTGAATATAACAAAGAGTGGATTCAAGTAGCAATACCTACAGAGTAATCTGTATCCCTGAGCATGGATTAAAACTGCTCAACTTTTATGTCTTAATACCTAAGGAGATACAGTGGCTAGTCGTTCACCCGATATATCCGAGCGCACGATAATTGATTTATCTGGTCGCCTTTCTACATACTATGATTTAAACGGTAACGCCTTTGACATGGCTATCGGTGGCTTGCCATTTATTATGGCAGTAACAGACAGTACCCCTTACCGCCGACAGACTGCAGAGTTCCGTGTTCAGCGTGTAGACCAGATGCGTGACCCAGGCGAGCACACCCTTGGTGGCTCAGGCTACTGGACTCGTGCACAATCATCATGGCATTATGGCGAGGGTGTTCTATTTGCTGAGCCAATGGAAGGTAATGAGAACGAAGTTCGTTTTCGCTTCCGTGATTCCTATGGCATAGATGTATGGACTCCAGGTGAGATAAGCCTAATTAAAAGAAGCACACTTGTTCAGGCTTTTACTGGCAAGTGCAAGATAGATACGGGTGCAAGCAGTGCAGGCGTTGCCTTCCTTGTTGCTAGTGATATGGCACCTTTTATTACTACAACTACTGCTACAACTGCAGCAACAGGTGCTACGAACATTACAGTAGCCAGCACTGCTGGAATAGTTGCTGGATATGTAGCCAGAGCAACTGGTATTACCGTTGGAACAACAGTATCTGTAGTTGGTACAGGTAGTATAACTCTTTCTGCTGCAACTACTGCAAGCATAGCCAGTGGCACAAGTATTACATTTAATCCTGTTACCGCAATGTATAAGATTACAAGTTCTGGCTCATCTACACCTTTGGTTAACTTCTCATCATTTACTAATGAAACTATCCTTGCTACCACATCTGATGGCACATACATGTATGTTGCTACAACTGCTGGCATTTACGATGTTCAACTATCTGATGGAACCACCCATAAACATTATGGTTATGATGGTTTAACGGCATCAAATGTAGTTCTTAAGTATGCCAAGAATCGTGTTATTGCTGCGTTTGGATTTACTGATGGAACTTTCTCAGCCTATGAACTTACA